CGGACTATGTCAAGCAGTTGGAGGCGCTGCCATACAAACTGCGCCGGGCCTGGCTGGAAGGCGACTGGGACATCCTGGAAGGCGCTTTTTTTGAGGAATGGACGGATGACCGGGAGCATTACGCGGATAGGCGGCATACCCATGTGATAGACCCCTTTGACATCCCGCGTGAGTGGGCCATCTACCGCACCTTTGACTGGGGCTTTGCCCGGCCCTTCGCGGTGCATTGGTGGGCTGTGGACTATGACGGCAACCTGTACTGCATCCTGGAGCTGTACGGCATGGGCCGTGAGCCGAATGAGGGCATCAAATGGACGGCTGACCGGGTGTTCAAGGAGATCGCGCGGACTGAGCGTGAGCACCCCTGGCTGAAGGGGAAGCGCGTGCATGGCATCGCGGACCCGTCCATCTGGGCGAAGGAGAGCACCGGCATCTCCATCGCGGACACCGCGTCCAGCGAGGGCGTGTACTTCGTGAAGGCGGACAATGAGCGTATCCCGGGCTGGATGCAGGTGCATTACAGGCTGCAATTTGACGAGGAGGGCTACCCCCGGATGCAGTTCTTTTCCAACTGCAAGCATGTTATCCGCACGATGCCGCTGATGATGTATGACCCCATCAAAGTAGAGGACATGGACACCGACCTGGAAGACCATTGCGCGGACTCTATACGGTATATGGCCGCGCACAGGCCGGTGAAGCCGGTCGTGGTGGAGAAGGCCGAGCCCATCCTCTTTGACCCGCTCAACCAGCACACCAAGATATCCCCCTACAGGAGGCTGTGATTATGGCATTCATGGACAGGTTCAAGAAAGAGGCGGCGGAGCAGCTGCCCGGCGCGCGCATCGGCAAGGAAGCCATCAAAAAGGCAAATGAGGTCTTCCGCGAGTACAAGGAGGGCAAGGTCAACCTGGAGCGCCGGCTGATAGAGAACGAGAAGTGGTTCAGGCTGCGCCATTGGGAGGTGATGGACGCTGCGGGCCGGCCATCGGGCAACCCGATGGACGCGCGCCCCACCAGCGCCTGGCTGTTCAACATCCTGATGGGCAAGCAGGCGGACGCCATTGAGGCCTACCCGGAGCCGCGCATCCTGCCCCGGATGATGGATGACAAGCAGACCGCCGCCATGCTCAGCGACATCACGCCGCTGGTGCTGGAGCAGAACGGCTTTGAGCAGGTGTACAGCAACGGCGCGTGGAAGAAGAACAAGCACGGTTCAGTTGTCTACGGCGTGTTCTGGGACAAGAGCAAACTGAACGGGCTGGGGGACATCGCCATCCGCGAGACCGATGTGCTGAACCTTTTCTGGCAGCCGGGCGTGGAGGACATCCAGGACAGCCGCAACCTCTTCCACGCGGAGCTGGTGGACAACGAGGTGCTGGAGGAGGCCTACCCGGAATTGCAGGGCAAACTGAAGGGCCAGGGCAGCATCACGCTGAACACCTATGCCTACGATGACCACATCAACACGGATAAGAAGTCACTCGTGGTGGACTGGTACTACAAGCGCGTGGTGGAAGGGCGCACGGTGCTGCACTATTGCAAGTATGTGGGCGAGCATGTGCTGTTCGCCACCGAGAACGATGAGAAGATGAGCCAGACGGGCTGGTACGATGACGGCCTGTATCCCTTTGTGGTGGACGTGCTCTTCCCCGTGGAGGGCTCGCCCTGCGGTATAGGTTATGTGGACATCGCCAAGTCCCCGCAGGAGAGCATTGACCTGCTGGGCCAGCAGTTGGTGAAGAACGCGACCATGGCGGCCACGCCGCGCTACTTCAAGCGCAAGGATGGCGGCGTCAACGAGGCGGAGTTCATGGACTGGACGCGCCCGCTGGTGGACGTGGAAGGCACCATTGACCCCAGCGTGCTGATGCCCATCCAGGTGACCCCGCTGTCCGGGGCCTACCTCGCGGTGTACCAGGAGAAGGTGAACGAGCTCAAGAACACCAGCGCGAACACGGACGTGATGAACGGCGGCACCGGGGGCATGACCACGGCCTCCGGCGTGGCGGCGATGCAGGAGAGCGCCGGGCGGTCTTCCAGGGCGTCCACGCTTGGCACCTACCGCGCCTATGCAAGGCTCATCACGATGGTGATAGAGCGTATGCGGCAGTTCTACGATATCCCGCGCACCTTCCGCATCCTTGGCAAGCAGGGCGCGATGCAGTTTGTGCAGTTTTCCAACCAGGGCCTGCTGCCGCAGAACCAGGGCAACGCTTTTGGCATTGAGCTGGGATATCGCCTGCCTGTCTTTGACGTGGAGGTCAAGGCCGCCAAGCAGACGCCGTTCTCCCGGCAGGCGCAGAACGAGCTGGCCATCCAGATGTTTACGATGGGCGCGTTCAACCCGCAGATGGCTGACCAGATCACGATGCTGCTGGACATGATGGATTTCCCGGGCAAGGAGGAACTGGCGGTCAAGGTGGCGCAAAACGGGCAATTGTTCAAGCAATTGCAGGCGGCCATCCAGGCGGCGATGAGTCTGGCGCAGCGCTACGAACCGCAGAACCTGCCGCAACTGGCGCAGATGCTGGGGCTCGCCCCGCCCGGCGGCATGGAAGGCCCGAAACCGGGGCGGCCCTTGCCGAAAGGCCAGCTGCCAACCCTGGACAACGTGAACCCTGACAGGCCGCAGGAGAAGGGCATCGTGAAGAACGCCAGGATACGCGCTGCGGAGGTAAACCTGCCCAGGTGACCCCGGGGCTTACATAATTTTCAAACCCCCTTTACCGTGTGATGTGGGATCGCCCACCGCACGGGCAGAAGGGGGTTTTTATGTTGGAACTCAATTTGCAGATGTTCGCTGAAGGCGGGGCTCCCGCCGGCGCACCCACGGGTGGCGAAGGACAGCCTGCACAGTCACCGGGCGATATGCAAGCCGCCGCCGGGCTTGAGAAGTTGAGGGCGAAAAGGCCGCAGCCGCAGCGCGTGGAGTTTGAACTCCCCCAGCAGCAGCCAGCGCAGTCCCCTCCTGCGGAACAACCCAAACCCACGTTTGAGGACTTGATCAAGGGCGAATACAAGGAGGACTTCGGCAAGGAGGTCTCCCGCATCGTCCAGGAACGGCTGAAGAACTCCAAGCAGGCGGAAGCCAAGCTGGAGAAACTCAGCCCGGCGCTTGACGCCCTGGTGAAGAAGCACGGCCTGGAAGAGGGCGACCTTGACGGCCTGGTCAAGAAGATCATGGACGATGACGCCCTGTATGAGGACGAGGCGCTGGAGCGCGGCATCCCGGTGGAGACGCTCAAGCAAATGAAACAGCTTGAGCAGCAGAAGAACTACCTGGAACGGATGCAGGCCCAGCGGATGCAGGAAGAAGCGATGCAGAACCACTTCCGGCACCTGGCGACCCAGGCAGAAGAACTGCGCAAGGTATACCCAGGCTTTGACCTGCAAGCGGAACTGGGCAATGAGCAATTCGCCAGGCTGACGCACCCATCGGTGAATGTGCCGCTGCGCACCATCTACGAAATTGTCCACAAGGACGAGATCCTGGGCGGCGCGATGCAGTACACGGCGCAGAAAGTATCCGAGGGCCTGTCCAACTCCATGCGGGCAACCGCCAACAGGCCGGCTGAGAACGGCCTGAATGCCTCCTCAAACGCGGTGAAACTGAGCGAGAACGCTCACACCTGGCCGCCCGAAGTCCTCAAACAGATGCGCGAGGAAGTCAAGCGCGGCAAGAAATACGTCATGTAACGAGGAGGCATCACAATGGCTGATGCAGGAACCCTGGTCAATGCGACCACCCAGTATATCAACGCTACCACGGGGGCGGTAACCCCGTTTGACGCCAACAACTCCATGTCCGCGACGATGAAGACCTTCTACGACACCTCCATGCTGGAGAACAGTCGTGAGAACCTGGTCTTCGCGCAGCTGGGCGACCCGGAGAACCTGCCCGCCGGCGAGGGCATGACCGTTGAATGGCGCATCTGGAACACGCTTCCCGATGCTGACCGCCTGACTGAAGGCGTAATCCCCGCAGGCAAGAAGTTTGGGCTGACCAGCCAGAACGTGTCCATCGTGGAGCACGGGCTGTATGTGGCCATCACCAAGCAGCTTGACCTGCACGCGACCGACCCTGTCATCCTGGGCGCCACCGAGGAAATTGGCGCGTCCCTGGGCCGCACCTATGACAAGCTGGTGCGCTCCGCGCTGCTGGAAGGCACCAACGTGCTGTACGCTGACGCGCGCAACAAGGCCACGGACGCCTTTGTGTCCAAGACCGCCGGGCGCTACCAGCTCAGCGACCAGGCCGCGACATTCTGCGGGCTGACCCCGGATATGATCGCGCAGGCCGTGACCAAGCTGGAAGCGGCGGACGCCCCGACCTATGACGGCATGAACTATGTTGCCGTTGTGCATCCCTACCTCGCGTATGACCTGCGCGCCACCAAGGGGTGGATTGAGGCGCACCAGTACGCGGGCTCCAAGAACATTTTCACCAACGAACTGGGCGAACTCAACGGCGTGCGCTTCGTGAAGTCCACGCTTGCGCCCATCATCAAGGGCGCTCCGCTGTCCGCGGGCGCTGCCAACCTGACCGTTGCTTCCTTCACCGCCGGCACCCGTGCCCTGGTGGTGTCGGAGACCCTGACCGAGGCTGATGCCGCCGCCCTGGTGGGCAGGCTCGTCATCGTGGACGGCGTGCAGTACGAGGTTGAAGCCGCTGTACATGGCACCAAGACCTTGACCCTGACCGCCGCTTCCCTGAGCGGCGTGACCAACGTGCCCGCCAAGGACGATGTGGTGTACCCCGGCGAGGGCGGCGCGGGCGGCATTGCCATCTTCCCCGTGATGTTCTTCGGCAAGGGCGCCTTCAAGGTTGTGAACCCCGAAGGCGCGGGCATGGAGACCATCGTGAAGTCCAAGCAGCAGATCGGCGGCCCCCTGGAGCAGTTCAGCACCGTGGGCGGCAAGTTCTCCGGCGCTGCAAAGATCGTGTACCCGGAGCGCCTGGTGACCCTGGAGTGCGCCAGCGCTTACTCCGCTACCGCTGAAGCGAACTGACCGACCGGGGCGGGGGCTGACTACCTCCGCCCCTCTTTAAGGAGATAGTATGGCAACCAAACCGAAGGCTGTTGTAGAGGAACCCATCGTGGAAGAAACCATCATTGAGCGCCCGGTTACCGACCCCTGGAAGCGCAAAATGACCATCACCCTGCCGCGCCCCGGCGTGACCGAGAAGCGGATGCTGTTTGTGCGCGTGAATGACCGCACCTTCTCCCTGCCCAAGGGCAAGTCCATTGAGGTGCCCTACCCGGTGTATGAGGTGCTGCGGCGCTCATTAAAGGCCGAGGAGGCCACCGCCGACTACCTGCGCGAGATATCCGGGCTGAACCACCAACTGTGAGGTAAAGCATGACAATTTCAGCCGCCATCGCCGCTGTCGCGGAACTCAAGCCGCACGCCTATGACGCGGAGCGGCTGATATCCTGGCTTCATGAACTGGACACCCTGCTGTACGCCAAGCTCAAGGAAGAATCCGTCGTTGACTGGCTGCCGGAGACCTGGGCGGGCTATGACGCGGACACCGGGCGCGAGACCGAACTGCTGGCGCCCGTGCCCTATGACATCCCGCTGTACACACATTGGCTGTGCGCCAAGGTGAGCCTGTACAACCGCGAGATGCCGCACTACCAGAACGAGACGGTGCTGTTCAACGAGGCCTGGGGCGCGCTGGGGCGCTACATGACCCGCGCCTACCCGTCCGTGGTGAAGACCACGCACTTCCGCCTATGAGACTTCCTTTGCTGAACGATATACCGCAGACCCGCCAGATGGTTGACACCTTTGGCGGGTACAACCATCAGCCGCGCATCCAGGGCAATGAGTTCTACCTGACGGAGAACACCTCCTGCCATGACTACCCGCTGCTGGCGCCACGGCGTGAGCGCGGCGCGTACATGGGCGCGGCCGTGATGCAGGGGATGCTGGCGCGCAACGTGCTGTGCTATGTGGCCGGAGGCACCCTGTACATCAACAACCTCCCGGTGACCGGGCTGACGCTGACGGCGGGGCCGAAGCGGCTCATCAGCATGGGCGCGTACATCATTATCTTCCCGGACAAGAAGTGGGTGAACGCCAGCAACACCACGGAATATGGGGCCATTGAGCAGACCAACAGCGTCATCGGGCGCGTGTCCTTCAAGCCATCCAGGGCGGATGGCTCTGACCTGGAGGGCAATGTCACCACCGGCGCGAACGAGCCGACATCACCGGCGGACGGCGACTACTGGATAGACCTGTCCGGCTTCCCCAATGTCAGGCTGATGCGGTATTCGGCGCTGTCCAAGACCTGGGCGCAGACCTACACCACCTTCACGCGGATAGAGGGCACGGGCATCGGCGCGGGGCTGGAGCGCTATGACGGCATCAAACTGTCCGGCATTGTGTACGCCGGCAGCAATGACAAGGAAAAGGAAAACCTGGAAGCCTTGAACGGCTTTAACATTGTGCAGTATGCCGACACAAACTACATCGTGGTCAACGGCATCATGGGTTGGGTGCATAACCTGACCACCACGGCGGGAGCGCCCATTGTGGTCTCCCGGACGGTGCCGGACATGGACTATATGTGCGAGGCGGACAACCGCCTGTGGGGCTGCAAGTACGGCCTGGTGGGCGGCGAGCCTGTGAACGAGATATATGCCTGTAGGCAGGGAGACTTCAAGAACTGGCACTCCTACGCCGGAAACGCGATGGATTCCTACGCCGCGAGCGTGGGCACGGACGGGCCGTTCACCGGGGCCATCTCCTACCAGGGCAGGCCGCACTTCTTCAAGGAAAACCACCTGCACAAGGTATACGGCACGATGCCGGCCAACTACAAGATAGAGTCCGTCGCGCTGCGCGGGGTGCAGGCGGGGAGCGGCGGCAGCCTGGCCATTGTCAACGAGCTGCTGGTGTACAAGAGCCGGACGGACATCATGGCCTTTGACGGTTCCATGCCCCAGAGCATCTCCGCGCAACTGGGCGGGGAACTGTACCACAGCGCTGTGGCCGGGGCCTACAAGGGCAGATACTATGTGTCCATGCGGAATGACGCCTGGCACCTGTTCGTGTTTGACCTGAAGCTGGGCATCTGGCACCGCGAGGACAGCCTGGAGGTGAAGCAGTTCGCGCAGGTGGGCGATGAGCTCTTCGCGTGGACGGACACACAGGTGCTGGCGCTGCTGGGCACCGAGGGCGCGCTGATGGGCGATATCGCGTGGTTCGCCCAGGGCGGCGTCCAGGGCTTTGAAACGCCGGACAACAAGTACATCGGGCGCATGAACATCCGTTTGAAACTGGATGACGGCGCGGTGTTCTCCGCGTTTATCCGCTATGACAGCGAGGCTGACTGGCACCCTGCGGGCCTGGTTCGCGGCAGCGGGAAGCTGGGCACGGTTGACCTGCCCATCATGCCCAGGCGCTGCGACCACTATGAGCTGCGCTTTGAGGGAGTGGGCGGCTTCCGCGTGTTTTCCATCGCGTATGTATATGAGGGCGGGGGTGACGGCCCGTGAGTTACCTGTTCAACCCGCCCATCACGCCCAGCGGTGACAACGCGCAGGCCATCCAGCAATTGCACTCCTACCTGTACAGGATGGCGGAGCAGCTGAACATCGCTTTAACATCCCTGGGCGCGGAGAACTTCGCAGACCCGCAGGTGAAGGGGCTCATCAGCGGCGGCGCGGTGACCACGGAGCAGGCGCAGACCGAGTACAACAACCTCAAGAGCCTCATCGTGTCCACGGCGCATACCATCACCTCGCTGATGGATGTGATGGAGGCTGACCTGGCGTCCACCTACCTGGCGATATCGGACTTTGGCACCTTTGAGGAAGGGCTGGACAACCGCATCACGCTGGGCGCGGAGGGCTTCCTCCAGGACTTCGGCTACCTGGCGAAGATTAACGCGGCGGATGAGTACATCATCAACTCCGACCAGTACATCAAGGCGGGGCTGCTGTACTTTGATACCGAGGGCCTGCCCCACTACGGCGTGGCGGTGGGCGAGAAACTGACCACGCTGACGGTGAAC